TATGCACCTACTTTCAGAGAGATTGGGGAAGCTGTCAATCTGAAGAGTACATCAACAGTACACATGCACATCACAAAGATGTTCATTGATGGAACATTAGAAACAGATGTGGATGCCTGCATTGAGGGAATACCAGGTGCAGTTTCTTCAAGAGCAATAAGGATTCCAGGATATAAGTTTGTGAAGGAGTGATAAGAAGTGGCAGAAAGAAGAATGTTTGCAAAGACTATCATTGACAGTGATGCCTTCCTTGATATGCCACTATCTACACAATCATTATATTTCCATCTATCTATGAGAGCAGATGATGATGGATTTATAAACAATCCCAAGAAGATTCAAAGGATGATAGGGTGTGCAGATGATGATCTGAAGCTGTTAGTTGCAAAGAACTTTATCATTCCTTTTGAATCAGGGATAGTGGTGATTAAGCATTGGAAGATTCATAACTATATCAGAAATGATAGATACAAGGAAACAGTGTACAAGGAAGAAATGGCATTGTTAGAGGTCAAGGAAAACAAGGCATATACCCTTGGTATACCAAACGGATACCAAATGGAAACCCAGGTTAGGTTAGGTAAGGATAGTATAGGTAAGGTAAGTATAGATAAGGATATTATAGTGGTTGAATCTGACGATTCACCACAGCCCACACCTAAAACTAAACCTGTTAAGCATAAATATGGAGAATACAAGAATGTTCTTCTAACAGATGAAGAACTAGAAAAGCTGAAGGCAGAATATCATGATTTAGAAGATAGGATTGAAAGACTATCATCCTATGTGGCTAGTACAGGCAAATCATATAAAAGCCACTATGCAACCATTAGGAATTGGGCAAGGAAGGATGCAGAGAAGCCAGGAAGAAAAGAGATTGTGCCTGATTGGTTGAAGAAGAAGCAAGGCTTTAATGACTTCAAGCAATCAACATCAGATTCAATGATAGATGCTATGGAAAAGAGGTTAAGGCAGGAAGTCAATGATCCTGATTTCAAGGAAAGGGCTGAAAAGCTAAAGGCAGAACTTCAAGAAAAGTATGGAAGGAAGGAATAGAAGAATGAAAGCTAAAGAGATTATACAGTACACATTGTTTTTCATAGTGCTGTTCGGTGGGATGTATTTGGTTTTGTGGGTAGGAAGTATCACTTGCCATGCTTCAGAGCAGTTAGCAGACTATGAGAAGCAGAAGGGCATTGAGAAGCTAGAGTATCAGAAGGACTTATATCTTCTGTCACATCTTATCAATGCAGAAGCAGGCAGTGATTGGTGTTCAGATGATCTGATGCGATATGTGGGCAGTGTTGCACTAAACAGGGTGCAACATGAAGCCTTTCCTGGAACATTGGAAGAGGTTATATATCAGCCAGGACAATATGCCTGCACATGGGATGGAAACTTTGAGAAAGAGCCTTGTGAAAGGGCTATGAGGATAGCCAAGGAACTATTAGACAGTGGCAGTGTTCTTCCTGTGGATGTGGTATTCCAGGCAGAGTTTATTCAGGGAAGTGGATGCTACATTCAGGAACAGAACACATATCTATGTATTTATTAGAAAGGAGATAGAACAATGAAGGTAGGAGATAAGATATTAGTTGAGTTGACAGTTGCAAGAGTAGAAACAAGAAGTGATGGCGAGAATGAGTATTTTGTCGCAACATCAGACTATGAAACAGACAAGGGGCTGTGGCTTGATGAAACAGAGTTATCAGAGATAGTGAAGGAAGTAGGTGATTAGATGCGTTTAATAGATGCTGATGCAATAGATAGGAACACATTTATAAAAGCTGTAGGAGAAAATGGTGGATTTATCTCTTTTGGAGATTGTTTAGATATGTTAAAGAATCAGCCCACAGCCTATGACATAGACAAGGTTGTGGAGCAAGTAGGATTCAGAATGGCTAAAGATAATGTGCATCATCTAACAATAGGCACTATTCAAAATTTAGTCAGAAAGGGTGGAGTAAATGAGTGATACATATAGAGAAGCCTATTCAGAAGGTTTTCAGGATTGTAATAATATGTGGAAAGAAAGATTTGATAGGATAATGGAGCAGTTGGAAGAATTGCAACAAACTAATTATGAAGCATATATGAAAGCAGTGGATTTACAAGACGTAGTGGGATATTTCCACACTTCAAATGCTTATGCAAATGCAATAGACATATTAAGGGGTGGTAAGGATGAATAGAGTATTAACAGTTTCTTTTGACAATTCCTCAAATGAGGATATTCCAACAATGGTTGTTGCTATAAAAAGCATAGGGATTTTTGGGAATGATATGGAAGTTATAAATACCATCACAGGTAAAAGGGCAACAGAGTTATACAATGAATTGTCAAGACCTAAAAAGGTATGTGTCAAAATGTAAGGAAGGGAGTGCAGACAATGAAGCTTAAAGATTTTATCAATGTATTAGCTGATATATACAATATAACTTTATATGATGATGGCGATAGAAAAAAGTTATTCCACTGCACAACAGACAGTAAGGCACTAGAGTATTATGCAGATTGGGATGTTGTGGAAGTGTCTATAATGGTATCACTAATTCCATCATCTGAAATTAAGATTTGTATTAAGGGGTGATGAAGTTGGAAGCTAAAAAGTATTTAGAAGAGTACAAGAAGATTGATACCATGATCCTGAATAAGACTATAGAAGCTGAACAGTGGGAAGCATTGGCACAATCCATCACAGCAAATATGGGTGGGGAGAAGGTGCAGAGTTCAAGCAATCAGCAGAAGATGCAGGACTATATCTGCAATAAGATTGATATAGAGTCAGAGATTGATGCCCTGATAGTGAGAAAGCAGGACATCACAGACACTATTGCATTGTTGGCTACACAGGACTATGACATACTTCACAAGGTATACATACAGAATAAGTCACTGAAGGAAATCACAGTGAACAGCAAGACAGGCTATACAAACATAGCAACATTACATGGAAGGGCATTGCAGAACCTTCAGAAGATACTAGATGAAAGGGAATAGCCTATGGATCAGATAAATGAAGGTTATGATTTTCTTGTTGAAGCAATCATATTAAGGGCAATCAGTGATTATAGGACAGCTTTAAGATATAAGGACAGGGAAGCAAATACAGATTATATGAGAAGCAAGGTGTCAGAAGCACAACGGATGTATAGTGATGTAAGGTGGTTCTTTCATTCTGACTATTACAGGGATTTGTGCAAGATTGATGGTGACAGAATCCTGAATCACATTGAAGAAGAGATTGCAAGCAACAAGAGAAGAAGGCTGAAGCAGTTTTACAGAAAAACATTTTGAATTATATTGGATTTCTTTGAACTTCTTTGAACTTCTTTGAACATTTTTGAACATTTGCATTATTTACACCTAAAAATGGGTATGTTACTATTATACTAGAATAATAAGCTGAACAGGGCATAATTGGTGTAAACAAGCCGATTGTGCCTTTTTCTATGCCTGCATTTTGGTTTCCTCTTAGTTGCCGTTTTGCCAGGATGCAGGCACTATACAAAAGATAAAAGGTGAATCAAATGAATATTGTACTAAAGAAGATAGGCGAGATTAAGCCTTATGACAAGAATCCTAGGAAGAATGATGATGCTGTCAAATATGTGGCAGAATCAATCAAGGAATTTGGATTCAAAGTGCCAATCGTGATTGATAAGGATGGTGTAATTGTCGCAGGTCACACACGATACAAGGCATCTAAGCAACTAAAGATTAAGGAAGTGCCTTGTATTGTGGCAGATGATCTGACAGAAGAACAGATTAAGGCTTACAGGTTAGCTGATAACAAAGTGGCTGAATTTGCAGATTGGATTCCTAATTCAGTGAATTTAGAGATAGAAGCCATCAATATTGATATGACAGTATTCGGTTTTGATGATATTCCTGATGTCCTGGAAGAAGAGGAAGAGGAAGAAAAGGACAATGAGAGAGAAAGGACAAACAAGGGTTATAATTTGGATTTATATGATGCAAACGATACAGAAGGCTTTTATCAAATGCCTATCATACATGACAATCATTATATCCCTGAAAAAATCAAGTCTTTCAATTATGCACTGACAAGCAGTGACAAAGAATGTGGCATCCATTTCTATATTGACGATTATCAATTTGAGAGAGTATGGAACAGCCCACAGGAATATACATACGCATTAAGACAATATGAATGTATATTCAGCCCTGATTTCTCACTTTATATGGATATGCCAATATCAATGAAGATATGGAATGTATATCGAAGTAGATTGATAGGGCAGTTTTATCAGAACCAGGGAATCAGGGTTATTCCAACAGTAAGTTGGGGTGAAAAGGAAACCTTTGAATTTTGTTTTGATGGTATAGAGAAGAATGCCATTGTATCTGTATCTACTATAGGGGTTAAGACAGACAAGGAAGCCTTTAAGATATGGACAGATGGAATGGATGAATTGATAAAGAGGAAGAAACCAAAAACAATTCTAGTATATGGTGGCAAAGTTGATTATGACTACAAAGGAATAAATGTCATTTATTTTGACAATGAAAACACAGAAAGGATGAAAGGTATATAAGATGGGTGGAAGAGGTGCAGGAAGTTCATTAAGACCAAAAGGTGGAAGTGGTGGTGGAGATGGAAGGTTTTCACCATACGGAGTAGGAGATAAAATCCCTGAATCAGGACACTTGAAGGAGAGTATAGGAACTAAAGGAAAACCATATAGCATTGCAAACGCATTGAAGAATGTAAATCCACATTATAGTGGAGAGTATTCAGAGTATTCAGAGAACTGTCAAAGATGTGTTGTTGCTTATGAGTTAAGAAGAAGAGGTTACAATGTAACAGCATTGCCTACATACCAGGGTGACACATTGCCCATGGTAGTTGCAGGAAGGAACGGAAGATGGCAGGGTGCATTTAAGGGTGCAAAAAGGATTAACGTAGGTTCATCATCTGCTAAAAAGACACAGAGCAATCTTGAAGCAAAAATGAGGTCATTCGGTAATGGTTCAAGAGCAGTTGTTGCAATACCAGGTCATGTGTTTAACTGTGAGAATATCGGTGGTAAAATTCACTATGTTGAAGCACAGACAGGACAAAGATATACTTCAAAAGATGTTTTTAGCAGATTATCCTCAAGTGAAAGCAAAAAAGTGTCGATAGTAAGAACAGATAACCTTAGAATATCAGACAGAGCAAGAAACGCAGTTAAGAAAGCAAAATAGGAGTGATTGACTATGATAAGTTATGAGGAAGCAAAGAAAATAGCTTTAGAGAGAACAAAGGAAGCAGGAGTGCCAATCAATTGGGCAGGAGAGTTGCCACACGCATATATATTTGATGATGCAGATAATATGTATGATGGTTTACTTCCTATGGTAGTAAGGAAGAGTGATGGCAAGACATTCAACTATTGGCATTATATGCGACAGACTAACAGCTATGGTAATGATATAAAGGACATACCATTTTAGATTATGAAAAGGCAACCTTCAGGGGTTGCTTTTTTATTGCGTTATGAAAGGGGTGATGCAATATGGCTAAAGAGGACAATTTAAAAGTGCCAAGCTCGGAAGAAGCTCGAAAAAACGGAAGGAAGGGTGGTATTGCATCAGGCAAGGCAAGAAGAGAAAAAAAGATGTTCAGGGAAACATTAGAAGCCCTGTTATCAATGCCACTTAATGATGGCACTAATGCAGATATAGAGAAGATACAGAACTTTGCATCTTTGAAGAAGCAGAATATATCAGTGCAGGAAGCAATTCTAATAGCACAGATACAAAGAGCCATGAAAGGTGATACCAGGTCAGCAGAGTATGTGAGAGATACAATAGGGCAAAGACCAACAGAAAATATGAATATGACTGTTGATATGCCTGTATTCTTTGAGGGGGAAGATGCCCTTGAGGAATAATGACTTATATTATACTATTCACTTGCCTGAAGTAGTGGGCAAGGGTTACAAGGCATTTTGGAACTTCAAGGGCAGATATAGAGTTGTAAAAGGAAGTCGAGCAAGTAAGAAGTCAAAGACAACAGCCCTATGGTATATATACAACCTTATGAAATATAAGGATGCCAATTTGCTTGTTATAAGAAAGACATTCAGAACCTTAAAAGATTCCTGTTATACAGAACTTAAATGGGCAATAAGAAGATTGCACGTTGAACACTTGTGGGATTTCAAATCATCACCTTTAGAAGCTGTATATAAGCCCACAGGGCAGAAGATATACTTCAGAGGATTGGATGATCCATTGAAGGTCACATCAGTAACAGTGGATGTAGGTTGTTTGTGTTGGATGTGGATTGAAGAAGCCTATGAGATTATGAAGGAAGATGATTTCAACATCCTTGATGAATCTATAAGAGGTGAATGCCCTGAAGGACTATTCAAGCAGATAACACTAACATTCAATCCTTGGAATGAAAGGCATTGGATAAAAAAGAGATTCTTTGATGCAGAGCCTGATGAAGATATACTTGCTATAACAACCAATTATATGTGCAATGAGTGGTTAGATAAGGCAGATTTGAAAGTCTTTGAGACTATGAAGAAAAATAACCCTAGAAGATACCAGGTTGCAGGGCTTGGTGGATGGGGTGTTGTTGATGGCTTAGTATATGAGAATTGGCGAGAAGCAGAATTTGAACTAGATGAAGTAAGAAAATATAAATCAGCATTTGGACTTGATTTCGGTTACACGAATGATCCAAGTGCTTTTTTTGTTGGTTTCATAGATACAGAGAACAAAAAGCTGTATGTGTGGGATGAAATGTATGAACTAGGAATGTCAAACAAGAAGATAGCTGAAACCATTGAGAGTATGGGCTATAAGAAGGAGAGAATCACAGCAGATTCAGCAGAGCCAAAGTCTATTGATGAATTAAATGGATATGGAATGCGTGTGAAGGGTGCTGTTAAGGGTAGAGATTCAATTCTGAATGGTATTCAGTGGATTCAGGACTTGGAAATTATCATTCATCCAAGATGTGTGAACTTCTTAACAGAGATTTCTAACTATACATGGGATAAAGATAAATTTGACAACAAGCTGAATAAGCCTATAGACGATTTCAACCACTTGATGGATGCAATGAGGTATGCATTGGAGAAATACATCAAGAACAAAGGGTGGCTTGTTTAAGGGCTTATTTTTATTTAGGGGAAGAAATACCCACACAATCAATAAAAGTGGCTGTATGAAGCCCACAGCAAGCCACAAATGCATAGGAAAGGGGTGCAAACGTGCTAACAATAGAAGAGATAAGGCAATTTATACAGGATGATATGGCTTCAGAGAAGAAACAGCTTGCAAGAAAAGGGCAGGCATACTATGAAGCACATCATGACATCAAAGATTATAGGGTATTTTACTATAATGATGATGGTGAAATGGTTGAAGATAAGTATAGAAGCAATGTGCAGATTCCACATCCATTTTTCACTGAGTTGGTAGACCAGGCAACACAGTATATTCTATCAAGTGAGGATTCAATCATAAAATCTGATATGCCTGAGTTGCAGGCACATCTTGATTCATACTTCAATGACAATGAAGATTTTATGGCAGAGTTATCAGAAGTCATTGATGGATGTCAAGCTAAAGGCTTTGACACTATGTATGCATATAAGAATGCAGAAGGGAAAACAGCTTTTCAGTGGGCTGATTCCCTTGGAGTGGTAGAAGTTAGAGCCAAGGACACAGATGATGGCTGTGAATATGTCATTTATCACTATGTGGACAGAATCGAGAAAGGACACAAGAAAATCAAGAGGATTCAGGTGTGGGATAAGGAACAGACTTGGTTCTATGTGCAGGATGGTGAAGGAAACATTGAAACGGATGAATCAGAGCCTATCAATCCTAAACCACACACACTGTACAAGCAGGATGGTAAGGACAAGATATATTATGAAGGATTTGGGCTGATTCCTTTCTTCAGGTTAGACAACAACAAGAAGCAGACATCAAGCCTGAAGCCTATCAAGGACATTATAGATGATTATGACATTATGTCCTGTGGGCTTTCAAATAACTGTATAGACTTTGATTCACCTATTCACCTTGTAAGGGGCTATGATGGTGATGATTTGAATGAACTTCAATTCAATCTGAAGGCTAAGAAGGTGATGGGTGTAGGTGAAGATGGTGGAATCGAGACAAGAACCATTGATATTCCATACCAGGCAAGACTTACAAAGCTAGAGTTAGATGAAAGAAATATATATAGGTTTGGAATGGGCTTGAATACATCAGGATTGAAGGACACAAACGCAACAACCAATGTTGCAATCAAGGCTATGTATTCATTGCTAGATTTAAAGTGTTCAAAGCTGATTATAAGGCTGAAGCAGTTCCTTAGAAAGCTTATCAAGATTGTTCTTGATGAAGTCAACAAGGAAGAAGGCACTGATTTTCAGATGAAGGATGTGTATTTCAACTTCAAGCCTGAGATTATGAGTAATGCACAGGAGAATGCACAGATAGAGTTGACAGAAGCACAGAGAAGGCAGGTTGAAATCACCACATTGATGAACCTTGCCACAGTGTTAGACCATGAAACCTTGATGCAGGCTATATGTGAACAGCTTGACATCAGCTATGAGGATATAAAGGGCAAGCTTCCTGATCCAATGGAAGCAGAGAATGAAATCATATCTGCACAGACAGCCCTTGATGAAGTAGGTGAGGATGATGCAAATATGGGATAAGCAAATCGACCAGGCAACACTTGACAATGAAAAAGAGGTTCTTGAAGCCCTGAAGAAGAACTATCAGGATGCCTTAGATGAAATCAATGATAGAATTGCAATCCTTCTAGGAAGGGATGATGCAAATTTGCAACACGTTATCTATCAGGTGGAATATCAGAAGGCACTAAAGACACAGATTGAAGGCATATTGGATATGTTACAGGCAAATGAGTTTGAAACCATATCTGAGTATTTGACAAAGTGCTATGAAGAAGGCTATCAAGGTGCATTGTATTCTATGCAGTGTCAAGGTGTTCCTTTGGTGCTTCCTATAGACCAAGAACAGGTTGTGAAGGCTATTCAGCTTGACACAATGCTGACTACAAGAACAGATACCAAAACAGGCAAATTATATGCTTCACTTGGTGAGGATATGGGAGTTCTAAAAAAGAAGATTGCAGGTGAAATTTCAAGAGGTATAGCAACAGGCAAGATGTACAGAGAGATTGCCAAGGATATATCAGGCTATACAAGGATAGGAATGAACAATGCAATGCGTATTGCTAGAACAGAAGGTCACAGAATCCAATCACAAGCCAATTATGATGCACAGGTCAAGGCAAAAGCTAGGGGTGCTGATATAGTCAAGATATGGAGTTCAGCCCTTGATTCAAAGACAAGGGATTCACACTTCAAGCTTGATGGACAGCAGAAGGAAGTTGAAGAGCCTTT